CACGAGCCGCTTTGGTATCAAAAGAAAACGCATAAAGTTCGTCTCGTTGAGTGTTGGTATAAAAAGAGAGTAAAACAAACCTTCTTCTACTTAAGCGATGGCAACGTGATTACGCAGGACGAAGTGACTGCTGATATGTTTCTGGGCGGCATGATTGCCGGCGTACGCAGCGCGTATATCAATAAAATACGCGTCGCCGTGTTTATTGAGCGCATCTTATTGGAAGACATAGATAGTCCGTACCAGCACGGACAAATTCCCTTAGTGCCGATTACCGATTATTATTTCGGCGTCGGCGATATCCCTGCCGGTATTGTCCGCGACCTCAAAGACCCGCAGCGCGAAATCAATAAGCGGCGCGTGCAGCAGCTGCATATCCTCAATAATGCGAGCAACGGCGGCGGCTGGATAGAGGAAGATGCTATGACGCCGGAGCAAAAATCAGATTTTCGCAAAAACGGGATGAAGCCGGGACACTTTACGGAAGTCCGGCCAAATGCGATTGCAAAAATACGCGAACGACAGATCGTAAATCCGCCGGTCGCGATTATTCAAAGCGAGCAGCAGGCGACGCAGGATTTAACCGCTATCAGCGGCATTAATGAAGCATTAATGGGTACTGATATTGCGTCTACGGCGTCCGGCCGGGCGATAGAGCTTAAACAAAAGCAGGCCGTTACGCATTTAGCGACAATCTTTGATAACCTTCGCACGGCAAAGAAAAAGATAGCGTATCAGCTATGGGGCAGCCGCGGACACAAAGGGATTATTCCGCAGTATTATACTGACGATAAAGTATACCGCGTGCAGGGGCAGAACGGGCAGCAGTTTATACGCGTGAATCAGCAGATTGTTCAGCAGGACCCGTTGGGCCGTGTGATTCATCAGACGCTTAACGATTTATCGCAGGGCGAGTTTGACATTGTCATCGCAGATACGCAGGCCAGCACGACGCAGCGGCAAGCACAAATGTGGAGCCTTGTGGACGCCGTGCAAAAGCTCGGTATTCCCGGCAATCTTGTTTTCGACGTTATTCTTGATTTGTCCGACTTGCCGGATAAAGAGACGATTAAGCAACGTTGGCAGCAGCAACAACAGCAGCAGGCGCAGCAGGCCCAGGCAGCGCAGCAAGCGCAGATGCAGCTTGAAATGATTAAAAACCAAAATATGTCGCAGTCCATTAATTACAAGGACGCGCCTCTTCCGGTACAGCTGGCGATTGCGGCCAAGCAGGGGCTGATTGACCCGCAGATTGCGCAGTATGCCGTCAACGTCTTCGTGCAAAACATGTTCCCGCAGCTGGCGGCGCAAATGCAGCAGCAACAAGCACAGCAGCAGGCGGCTCAGCAAGCACAAGCGCAGGCTCAGCAGCAAATGCAGGCACAGGCGCAAGTACAAGCGCAGCAGCAACAGCAAGCCCAGCAACGGGCGCAGCAGCAGGCGCGGCCGCTTACCGATGCGGCGGCAAGAAGCGTTATGGCCGGTACGACGCCGGCAGTATAAATAAAAAGGAGTGAATCAAATGGTAAGAAAAAAAGCAGAAGAAGTAGTTGTAGAAACATTAGAATCGACAATCGCAGGCGATGAGACGATTATTCCGGATAAAGGCGCAGAAATCTCTGAACCGGTATATAACAAAGCTACCTTACAAGAGGCATTAATCATCGTCGGAATGCAGCTTTGCAACGATGCCAAAAATCATTGTGCGCCGCCTCATGACGGAGAAATTAAGCGCATTCACGCGGCGATTGAAATTTATAACAGCATTAAATAACTACGGTAAAACGGCGCTGTATCAGCGTCTTTTTATATACTCATTTCGCGTCGACGGCGATACGGTCGCTATTCCGCCAATGTAGGCGTTAAACACAAAGGAGTACAGACATGAAAGATGTAACGATGGATTTACAGTTATTTGCAGTTGATAATGCGGCGGAAGTACAGGTCAATGATACATCTTCCGCAGATACGCCGTCAGCCTCGGAAGCGAGCGCAGAATCCGTGACAATTCCGGCGGAGCTTGACGGCATTTCGGAAGACATTGCTAAAAGCATCATGGAAGAAGCTGGCATGAGTACGGAACCGGAGGATGAAGAAGGAGAAATGCATGACGACGGTACGCAGCCGTCTGCATCCGCTGACGCTGACAGCGATACCAAACACGTAGCGGACGACGACGTATTAGACATGCCCAAAACATCCATTCCGTATCCTCGCTTTAAGCAGCTTAACGACAAGCTGAAAGCCGCGGAAGCTGAGCTTGAAAAGCTGCGTAAAGAGCAGCCCGCTAACCCTTCCGGATCGTCGCCGACACAACCGGCCGCTGCGACGCCGAAGCCTGCGCCGGCTATGCTGCAGCAAGAACCCGTTACGGCAGGCTTTAAGTTGACTGCTGATGTCGCGGCAAAAATCGAAGAGTACGCAAAGCAGGAAGCCATGCGCATGAGCGGGCTTAGTAAGGAAGATTTAGATAATTTGGCTTATGCAGATGACGACGATCCGAATAAGGTACGGTGGACGACGGCGCTGACTTTATCCCGCAATGCGATTACCAACTCAGTAATACAGGCGGCGCAGGTACAACAGCAGCGTCAACAGGCGTTTATTCAGCAGCATCAGGCGATGATTAACGACTTTAATACGTTTACGTCCGAGCAGATGAAGGATAAAAACTTTGAAAACATCCGCAACTTTGCGATTGACGAGTATTATAAAACAAAGTCGCCGATGGAGCAGCAGATTATCAACGCCGCCTGGGAACGGGTACAGCGCAATACGGCGTCGCCTGCAGAATATCTGACAGTCGTTAATTATTTCAAGGAAGCAAAAGCGGCGTATGCCGGTAAAAGCGGCGCGCCGTCGCCGGTCAAAGAATCGGCCGGCGCATCATTAAGTAAAGCAAAGAAAAAAGTCGCCGAGGCAAATAAGCTGCCCCGGTCGCAGCAAATTGAAGGCTCTGCGGCAACGGACGGAAAAGCCGTTACCGTCGAATCGCTGCAGCATCTGCTGGATACGACGCCGTGGGATAAAATCCCTGATGAGTACAAGCAAATGCTGCTGAGCGGCTCTATTCAACAGTAGAAAGGACAGATAACGAATGGCAGTAACAAAAATTCCTCAGAATTTAGTCGAAAAGGCGTGGGCGAAAGAAACATGGACCGCCGCGCTGAACAATATCTTTTTTGCGAAATTTATGGGAACCTCGCCGGAAAACATTATCCAGCTGAATGAACAGCTTACAAAGCAGGCCGGCGATTCCATTACATTTAAGCTTTTGATGAAATTAAAAGGCGCGGGCATTACCGGGGATAACACGCTGGAAGGCAACGAAGAAGCCATGCAGTACAGGGACTTTACCGTATCGATCGACCAAATCCGCAACGCCGTCCGGATTGCTGGTAAGATGGAAGAACAGAAGACGTCTGCGAACATGCGGAAAGACGCGAAAACGGCGCTGTCGAACTGGCTGACAGAATACATTGACGGACAGTTCTTTACAAAACTGACAGCGTCTCCGACTTCCGACCGCGTCGTATATGCCGGCGGTAAAACGGCAGAAAACGCAATTACCGCGACGGACGTATTCAATACGGACCTTATCGGCAAAGCGAAACGTATCGCCATGACCGATACAAACGCTAAAATTCGCCCGGTATCCGTGAAAGGCAAGAAATACTATGTCATGATTATCGACCCGTGGCAGGCGCGCGACCTGCGCGATGACGAAAAATGGCTGCAGGCGCAGCAGCACGCCAATATCCGTGGCGAAGATAACCCTATCTTTACAGGGGCGCTCGGCATTTATGAAGGCGTCGTCATTCATGAAAATGAACAGATTCCCCGCACCGAAACAGGTTCCGGTTCTGATTCGAAAGTAAAAGTCGGACATGCGCTATTTCTTGGCGCGCAGGCCGGCGTACTGGCGGCAGGAACGGAACCGACGTGGCAGGAAGACGATTTT